GGAAGCTGCAATGGCCGCCACTCGCCGTGACGCCGCTCGTGATGGTGCGAAACGTGGGATGTCGATGACGCTCGATAAACTGCAACAAAGCCCTGGCACTCGTGGCCGCATTGGACTCCGCTGATGGCTGCGCAATTCCCTAGCATCAGACCAGCGGAACGCAGCTTTCGCCCAGGGCAGTATCCGATCAAGAGTTATCGGGCGCTGTCCGGGGCGATTGTCAAAAGGGCATTCGGTAATCGAGCCTACGGACACGAGCTGCAACTAAGTTTCAATAATGTAACAGATACTGTTACGGCTCAGTTTATTGATCACTACAACAGCACAAGAGGTGGATTTGAGAGATTTACTCTTCCCGCAGAACTGTTTGTTGGCATGAATGCAAACCTAACAAGCAAAATTCAAGCGCCTACGCAAATCAAATGGGAGTACTCAGGGCCGCCAGACATTAAATCCGTATTTAACGGAAGAAGCACAGTGACAATCACTTTAACAGGGGAGCTTGAATACTGATGTCAGAGATTCGCATTGCTCAGTACTTCAAGCTCGTTACCGCAACGCAGACACTGCGCTATCAAAATTACTTCGTTGGGCAATCCAGTAGCTACCTAAGCGAATCCTATGATTTTGCCCCATTTCGAGCAGAGGGCGCACTTGCTTCATTGAATGGTGACAATGAAAACTTGCGCATTTTGTTTCCAAATATTGAAGTCGCCTTGCGCCTTGTGGAACAGGCGGATGGCAATCGCCTTAGCGAACTAACGCTTGTTACTGCATGGTTGAATGCAAGCGATCAAATTCTAATTCCAATGCCTGATTACTATATTGGGATTGGTGCAAGTTACAGCGAAACAACAATCGAGCTTCGTTTTCGTTCTGCTATTGATAGCGTTGGAAGTGCTTTTCCTGCTCGCACGCTAACTCGTGATCTTGTCGGGCCGCTCCCATTGAATAGCGAGCTCTACCTGAGGTGAACGATCTAATTGGTCTCAAGCGGGCTTGGGGCGCCTATCCAGGCGATGGATCTGGAACAGTGGACTGCTGTTTGCTATTTGCCGAGGTTCGCCGTCGTTTGGGCTATTACGATCACACCCCGGATTTTGCTTGGTACTTTGAACATTACACCGACGAAACCTTTCCGCGTCGGATCATGATTAAGTGGCTTTTGCAAAATGGCACACGACTTGACGGCCCTGAACTTCATGCTGTTGTTCTGTTGCCTGGCTCAAGGGGTGGTGCCATGGGTACAGTATTGAGTGACGGCAATGTGCTGTTCATCACGGAAAAGACAGGCGTTGTACTCGCCCCAGTTCCCTCAGGCATCGGTCACTACTTTCGCTTGCACAAATGATGCGTCGTCTGCTGCCCTACGAACATCAGCTCATCAAGGAGCTGGGCATCAGCGAAGCTGAGTATTTGGAATTTACGCAGGCGCAGTTTGATCACACTCGCCTGCCTGCGGATAAGCTTGCGACCCCACAGAACTGGGAAACAGTCGCCATCGTCATGACGATTATTGGCGTTCTGTTTCAAGTTGGCGCAGCTCTGTTAGCCCCAAAGCCAGAGCTGCTTTCTCAGCAGTATCAACGTCGTCGCAGGGATCAATCATTTGCGCCGAGATTTGGGTTCAACTCAGCGCAAGAACTTGCAAAATATGGCGATCCCGTCAATCTTGTTTATTGCAATACTGATCAAAATAAAATCGGTGGAGTTCGAGTGGCCACTTCGCTGGTGTGGTCAGCCGTTCAAAGCTTTGGTTCTAGCCAGTTCATGCAGATGATGGCCATAATCGGTGCATCAAATATTAGCCCTGACGGCATCGCGTTAGAACGTACCGCTTTTGGCCAGATGCCAATTCGCCAGTTCGGCGCACAGCGCTATTGGTTGTATCTGCGTCAAAACGGCATTTTGCGTTTTAGTGATCTACGCAGTGGCAGCGGTACGGATCCATCTCGCAGTAATGAACCAAGTGACAGCTATGTCTACCGCTCTAGCCTGGTTGGCACACAGCGAACAGATGGCTTTAGCCAAGCTTTCTCGCCATCAACTTTGACGAAGTGTGGCGTGTTTGCGCCTATTCCAATCAATGTTCGATATTACGATAGAGACGAAAAAGGCAAGTCAAAAGACGCTGAACTTGGTATTGAAATATTTGAAAGTGATCTTGGTAGCTATTGGCCGCTTAATCGTTTGGATAACACACGCGCCTTGGTGCCCTTGGGTCATCGCTTCAGAATGCGCTTTAGGTCTCTTGTTAGTAGCGGCGCAACTGATGTGCGCCAAGGGGCGTCGGAGCTGCGTCGTACATTGGTTAGTAATATTGATGTTGCCAGTACTTATAAGTTAGGCAGCGCTCATCTTCGCGTTGTTGGCCCGGTTGATGACTTAGATCTGGACAATGATGCGATTGTTGTCACGTTCGAATGTGTGCAGCCAGGCCTTTGCCCAGAAGAAGATTACGGAACCGCTAATTTTAAACAAAACGAGGCAGAAGCTCAGGATGAAATTGTTCGCTTAGACGCAGAGATTGCTGAGCTAAATAGGCTTTTGACTACAAGTCTTCCTGTGCTGAAGGAGGGTGTTGGGGCAGATGCACAAAATAGACTTAATCAGATTAATCAGTTGATTGATCAGATTGAAGATTTTCGGGATAGGCAGTGGCAGCAAAGCGAAATTGATGCAATTGTTAGCGACGATGGGCCGTACGAATTCGACTATAGAGTCAAAGAGTTCGCACGCAAGCTTGATGCCCAGTACGATCTAAGAACTGATCTAAGTAATCAAATTGTTGATCGCCAAGAAGACATTTCTGCAGAGCGCGAAAGAAATAATCCCAATCGAAATCTAATTAATCGCTGGAAAGACCAGATCAATCAATTAAAAAATGACAGAAAAGCAGCAAATAGAAGAATAAAAAATCTTTCGAACAAGCTTGATTTTGCTTTTCGCCAGTATGGCTTTGCCACTCGTGGTGATCTCAGGAGTGAGCGCAAGCGCATTTTGCGTGATCAGGCAAATTTACAGAGTCAAATTTCTCAAATTTATGCGGACGCCAATAATATTGACCTTAGCGCAACTCAATCGCGAAATCAAAATTGGCAAAATCAAATCAACTCCAAAAGATCAGAACGAGCCTACTACGAGAGTGTTCTCAAAAACCCAGAGTTGCTTAACGACTTCTTTAACACTAAATGTTTGGTCAAGATCGAGGAGGCTGCCTACGAAACTATCACGGCTTGCCGCGTTGTTGATTTTGCTCTTAGGGCTCGCGTGTTCAAACGCGTTCAGGGTCGTCAGAAACAATACGGCGAAGTATCAATGGATAACTACAAGGATAGTGACAACGGAATCAAGCTCCGTTCCATGTTCTTCTGGGTCTGGTATCGCCGTACGGGTACTGAATGGAGGCGCGTTGAACGAATTTTCGTAATTCGTCGCGGTTCAGACGTTGATAATTACATTTCGCTGAAGTTTATTGCAGATGATAATATCGGTAATTGGCAGTTCAAATTTGAGCCAATTGCTGAAACGGCAGCAGAAATGAGGCACTACGGTTTTACTGATTTTGCTTATATTGAAAACGCCGGCCAGGATCGTGAAATCAGTGGTCCGGCAGGTGGCAAGTTTGCGTTCAAGGGAAGGCTGCGTAATCGCAATGGTTTAGTAGCTCCGATTAACCGCAATCCATCTGAGCTTGACGAGTGGGGCCTGTTTTCTATGCGTTCAGATACACAGTTAAGCTTTAGTTTTGACAATGGTCCAGAACTTGAGATCAAGGCTGTTACGGAGCAAAGCACTGAATCGCTAACTGATTATCCGCTGTTATACGACAATTTAACAATGCTTGGATTTAATATTTATAGCGGACAGGGTGTACAAGATCTGCGCTCTATGTCTGTATTTATTAATAGAGGAAAACTAGTGCGTCAGCTCAACGATGATGGCACGTATGCTGCTACGCCAAACATTGCCACCAGTCTTCTGCCTGAGGTTTTTCTCGATACAGTCATCGACAAGATTGATGGCATTGGGCAATATGCTAAGATCGCTGGCGTTGACCTAGTGGCACTTGCCAAAGCTAAACGGTTTTGTCTGAGAAATAATTTGTTTTTTGATGGCGTAATTGCTGAACCAGTGTCTTGGCGTCAGTTCTGGGCAGAAACAGCACCCTACAGTCTTTTGGAGCTGGGGCGCATTGGAGGCAAGGAGACCCTGATTCCCGCAGTGCCCTGCGACAACGCCGGAAGCATGATTCGCACTGTTCCGATTACTGCAATGTTTACAGCTGGAAATATTCTTGAAGATTCATACAAGGAAGAATTTATTGATTATGGCAGCAGTGTTCAAGATCTTATCGCAACGGTTATTTATCGAAATACTGAGCAAGATGGCGTATTTCCGCGAAATGCAAGTGTCGATATTTCGCTGCGAGGCGTGGCTGAGCTTGGCGCAATTCGTCAAACATTTGATATCTCTCAGTATGTCACAAATCGCGCTCAGGCAATTATGTATGGCAAGTTACTCTGTCAGCAGCGTCGTCACATTAGAAAAAATATTGAATTTCGGACATTTCCAACGGATAGCGTACTAAGCCCTGGTGCGTATATCTATGTCGATATTGGACAAAGAGAGTGGCAAGGCATTTACAGTGGTCAAATTGAAAGCGGTGGGGCCTTGAACGTTCCACTCGCGCAAACTGTTCCAAATGGCAGCTACAGCGTTCTTCTTTACAAAAGTGGTCAGAGTGTGGTCAGTGCGAGCGCTTCAATTTCAAACAACATAGCAAGTTCTCTTGCTGGATACGAGGGCTGGCTGTTTGTTCTAGGAACTGTCGTTAAGTCCAAGCGCGTATTTCGCGTTGTTGAGGTTCAGATGGAAGAGGATGGCGAGGTTAGTGTTCGCGCAACCGAGCACCCATGTGACGAAAGCGGGCAAAGCTTAATTGCTGATTTCAGCGACGGACTTTTCTCGATCCGCTAATCTGAGTAGAGACTCTTCTGGTCATGGCTTTTTTTACTGGTCGCACTGGTTCTTTGGTGTTCAACGGCAAGCCAGTTGCGAAAATTCGAGACTGGTCCCTTGAAACAACTGTAGAGCTTCTTTCTACAAATAGTATTGATAGCGTCGTTAATACTTTTACGCCCGGCGTTAAGGGCGCAACTGGTAGCGCTACTTTAATGTACTATCGTCTTGAGGCTGGAGAAAGTGTAAGTTACACAGAATTTACTGCCTTGCTTGCTAAGGTCATGAAATCTGGAGCCATATCCGAAAGTGATCGCGTTCTCCTTGAGTTAAATGTTGGAGGTAGTGCTGCTGACGATATTAGCTTTTATGCCTACATTACTAGTGCTCAGATTTCGGCAACAACTGGTGAGCTTAGCGTAGTTCCAATTCAATTTACAATGGATGGCGACTTTGTTGAGGTGGTTGCATAATGACAGTTTTTCTTGGCGGCAATGGTGCGGTTCGATTGCGTCGCGGCCTGCGCTCTGCTGCAGTCCTTCTTAATGACGAGATCAGCCCGAATGATATTAATACAACTCTAAATAGACTTAGTTTTGATCTGTCGTTAGACAATTTACTTACTGGCGACAGGGTGGAAATTGCGACTACAGATCCGCGCGGACTTGTTTGCTTCTCGCCATCGTCCTGGCTCTCTGGTGAAGTTCAAAATAGCATTTCTGCGTATGTTCATGTTAACGCAGTTGGCGGACTCAGGTTCTTTTCTTCTTTCGAGCTTGCAGTAAATAATGATCGCTCACAGGAGTACGCTCTTGCCGATTTTGCAGAGCCAGTACTTCCAATTACATTTTCAGTAAGAGACGTTGGAAGTAATGCAGTTGGCGACATTACCAGCTATACATTAAATACAGAGCGAGAGGCGATTGACGTAACAGCGCTAAGCGACAAATTCAAGCGTCAGTATTCTGCTGGAATTATCAGTGGAAATGGTACGATTGATTGCGTTTTTAATTACACCAATGCTGGTAACAGGGAAAGCTCACTGCTGTTGATTCAGCTTATTCAGCGAGTTGACATTGGTAGCGAGGTAGAGCTTTTTCTTTACTTGACAGACAAAGAACTCGATGCCAATGTAACAACTGTTTTTTATCGCATTGAGGCGATGATCACACGCTCAGGCGTGACAGTTGGGGCGGACGATGTTATTCGGTGCACAATTGATTTTGTTACCGTTGGCGAAATTCAGCTTTTAGTTGGCGAGCCAGCTTCGTATATTCTTACGGAAGACGATGATCGTATCGCCGTAGAGCAATCTCTTGATTATCTGCTTCAAGAAGCGAACGACTAAACTGGCCTTGTAGCACAGGTACCTCGGGGGAGTCGATCAGTGAGCGACCAGCGCATAACCCAGCTAACAGCGCTGTC